TAGTGAGTCCGACTATGTGTATAATCAAAGTCGAGCGCATTCGGCAGATATGTTCTTCATAAAAATGAAGATGTATTTTTGGGGTTCTTGTGCGGTGCTATCAGCCTTTTTGATAGGTAATATCATGGGAGTCTTTGACATCAATATAATGGGTTGGATTATAGAGAGGGCTAAAGATATTTGGAGTCATTAATATGTCAATAATGACGGGCTTTGCCATATTAGTAGGTGAAGCAATAATAGGTTTTTACAAAAGAGTTCACGCAATTAACTTTGGAGTTTATGGTTCTACAATGGTTGGTAAAACAACTTTAAGTCACCAACTTAGAACAAGGGGGGAAGTTCCCACGATAAGCGAAAGAACAGTTGGTTTACATAGAGCCACTAGAAAAAATGTAAAAATTGATGGAGATTCTCATACAATTAAAAGTGCTGATTTAGGAGGAGAGGCAATCTATTGGAAAGAATGGGTCAAAGATATGCAAAGGCGTAGAGTAAAATACATTATTTTTATGATAGACCATAGGCATTTAGATTCTCCTTCTAATTTAGACCATCAGTTAGCATGGAAATTTTTAGTAGATACTATTGTTGCTGATAGATGGCCTTCGGGTAGAAAGAAAAAAGAAGTGGATTATCCTATGGCAGTTGGCATATGGGCTAACAAATATGATATGTGGGGAGAGAAGTATAAAAGCGATAAACCCATAGATAAACATGAAATATTTGAACCGTTTACATACGGAATGAGGCAGTTGAATGACAAGGGAATACCTTGTTTCAAGTATATAGTATCAGCAAAGTCCGACCCCGAAATGGTGTATAAAGGAATTACTAGTATGATAAAAGATTATTGAGGAATGAAAGATGTATCAGCAACCGAATTTGATAAACACGCAACAAGCAAAGAACGCTTTTTTGCCTAAACTACAACAGTATAGAGCAATTGGGCCAATTGAAGATTATAAGTTTGATGCGTTAAAACCAAAGAAGCAAATGAAAGAAATAAGAAAAGTATTGTTACCGGAGAAGAAACAAATATTGTTTTTGAAATATGGTCACAAGTTTAACTTTAAAGATAGATGTGTAGTATGTGGAACTCACCATGTTTGGGAAGCAGGAGATTACCTAAGACCACCAATACCATTAGATAAGGTGGAGAAAGGTAGGCCACTTAGAGGAACATATTGTCCTAAACATGCGGCTATTCACAAACAAATGGAAATGCTCCAACAACAAATATTAGCAGATGAACATGGGTTAGATTTTAAGGCATTTATTCCTAAAGCGAAAATGCCTAATATGTTAAAAAGACAGCAAATAAATGACTTAACAAAAGAAGATGTTATGAGGCTGACTAGCATGGGATGGGCTATAACGCCACCAACTCCGGCTAAAGATGCAGAAACACAATTAGCAGAAATGGTTAGATTGACGGCAGAAATACAATTAAATACAGAAAGGATTAATTATCTAATTAAAGGAGAGCAGGGTGAGTAATATGGGAGTTTTTGGAACAAGTAACGGAACAGTATTAGGCGCAGTACAAGCGCAAAGTGACCAACAATTTAAGAATGTAAATAATCTACTTTCTTTACAAGATAATCATGTTGAAGAGTTCTTTCAATATCATGGACAAATGTTTTTGACACAGATGGAGAAACTTATGGAAGATGTTGTAGAAAGAGTAGTTAGTAAAATGTTGGCTAAGTTACAATTTACAACTGATTCTACAACAGGAATGTTAAAGATTCATAATGATGCCATGAGAGAGTTTGAAAAGATTACTCAAGAAAACATTGATTTGGATATTAAGAATATATTAGATGCGGCAATTAATACAGAAGTTGTTAATCAAAGAAAGTTAGCAAAACAACAATACCTAGAATCTCAAGGATTTAGCGGTGGTGGTGGTATGCAACAAATGACACAACCAACAGCAGGTGTGGCAATAGCAGGATTAACAGGTAATATGCAACAATACAATCAAATGCAAGGTGCTATGAATAATGGCACTGGTTATCCTATTCCACCTTCGGGAACTGATAATTATGGAAGACCATATTGGATAGATGCTCAAGGACAAATGAGTTACGAACCTCCACAAAGCGGTTTAGGTTTAGGTAGTGCTATACAAAAAGGTGCGGCTTGGGCTAAATGGTTAATGTGAAGGTGATTCTTTTTGAGAATAAAAGATGCTAAGGGTAGTCCTCTATCTTGGACTCAGCCTATAGCAACTCAAAGATTTGCCGAGTTTATTTTATTTGATTATTTAGCAGAAGGTTCTACTGCAAAAGGAACAGAAGATTATGCTGAAAGAGTAGACCCCGATGATGTAAAAGAAAAAAACTTTGGTGCTGAAGCATATGATGAAAATAAATTTATAAGTGTTTACAAAAAAGCACTATCAGCACTAAAAAATAAATCTATTTTGACTATTATAAACGATAATAGATTTCAATTGCGACTAAAAAAAGACATTGAAAGTTTCTTAAAAACTAACGAAATAGGAAAAGAACTTGCAGAAATAAAATTAAAAGATTTAACAAGTCAAAAATTAGCAAGTGTTTTTAGAGACACAAAGGCAACAAAGGAGAGTCAATCTAGGATTAGACAGGGTTTGACTAAAAGTGAGTTAAACAAACTTAAAAAATATAAAGATGCTAGTGGTAATAATATTTTTAATGTTGAAGAAAAATCTCATAGAAACAAAAACAAAAAAACTAAAATTATTACATTTACTGAATTAAGCAACGATGCCTATATAGACAATTTAACACTAGAAGTAGATGGGTATATGGAAGGTTATCCTAAAGCGGTAGTGTTATTCGATGCAGGTTTTGTTAAAGAGCCAAAAGACCTAAGAAATATATTACTTCCTAATATTATAACAAGTAAAAAAATTCAACAAGAAACTAAAATGACTATTGGGGGAGGAGATGATGAAAAGTTATCTTTAGAAAGTAGTCCTCTTTATAGAAAACAAGTCATACCCATAGCCACAACAACAGGTAGAGAACAAAAAACTGCGGCAGATAGTTTAGAAATAATATTTGGAAAACAATACGAAGACACAAAAAAAGGAAAGAAAGCGGCAAAAGAATATTCTAAACTTAAAAGAGAAACAGACAAACTTAGACCTGTATTTGATAACTATATTGATAATTTAAGAAAATTACTTTTAGAAAGAAATCCTGCATTGAGAGATATTGAATCGTATATCGAAGATGCTACCGAAGAACAAGTAGATGAAATGTTTGATAGGCTCGAAAGCCCCGAAGAAGAAAAAGACTTTAGGGCAAAAGAAGAACAAATAATAGAGGAAACTACTGAAAAAGAAAGAGAAAAAACACAGGGCTTTGTTAAGGATTTTCTAAAAGAGATTATTGATGAACCTGTTGAGCAAGGCATATTAGACGACTTAAAGAAAACTCTTAGTGAAGTAAAAATAGGCGGTGGAAGTTTTGAAGGAGTGGCTAGTGTTATTGCGACACATAAAGATATGTTAAGTCAAATGAGGGTTATAGGATATAATAATCCACAAAATAACCCATTAAAGGCAAAGCATCTATTATTGTTACCGGATTTCGATAAAAGTAGATATGAAATTGAGTTAGGTAAAAGTAAGAATAGTGGCGACCTTTTGAAACCAATATTTAAAAATTATTTAGCCAATAAAAGAAAATTTATTGACAAAAGAATAAAAGAAAGCGATAAAGGTTTACCTGCTAGAGACGCAGAAGATACTGAAACTAGTGAAATGCTAAGAATATTGTATAATAGTCCAAGCAGGGTATTAGACAAACAATACTTTGGTGAAACCATAGGAGATGTTACTAAAGTTATGGACTTTAGATTAGTTATTGATAGGTTTGCCTTTACTGCAAAAGATTCGGATGGAGAAACTACAACTAGTTATACATACTCTTTAGGTAAGTTTAATGGCCAACCTAGCACTATAAAATATAAGAATGTAAACTTAAGAAAATTACAAACTGCATTGTCCGATAAAAAGTCTCAACCCGACTTAGAATCAACAAGAACAGCAAGAGATTTTATATTTGACATCAAAGAAGAATTAAATATATTAGAAAGAGAGGTTTGATACAATGGCAATAGCATCATCCCCAAGCGACTATACATCTATTGATGTTGATTATTCAACAGGTAAAGGATTCTATACTGACAAAGACGCAGTATCGGATATGTTACAGATACCTGCATTTACATCTTCTACATTTCCTAGCCAAGCACAGGTCGGTAAGATAATAAAAAACATTGAAGGCATGGTTGATGATAAAGTAAAGAGGTCTTACAGACCCATTATACACAAAGATGAGTTTCATGATTTTGAATTTGTTAGACATCCAATGCAAGCATATTATGGCGGTTATGTTGGATTTATACAATTAGCAACTATGAAACTAAAGAAAGTTATCTCTCTCAAGGTTTGGCAAGGTAATAGTTATCTTGAATTAGCGTCAGCCCAAGCAAGCATTACATTAGACCCCGATGCTTTTCAACACCTTAGAAGTATAACTTTACAATTACCAAATAGCGGTGATACTTTTACTTTATTTCATCATGCCGAAGGAACAATGTCGGCACACAACACATTCGACAGTAGATTTGGCGCAAAAACAACAGCGAGGGATATTTGTCATTTAATTAATGAAGAATTCCCTGCTAATACTGCACAGTTTACAGGAGCAAATAGAGAAAAAGAAAGGTCTTCTTCTCCAAATAGTTTAAGCATAAGTGATTTCTTTTATGCTTCTATTGACCCCGATAATGGATATAAAATTAATATTTCAAGCCTATTGGCAGGGGAAGATGGTTCGGGATGCACAATAACACTTGCAGATAAAGCAGGGCAGAACTCACAGTCCGCTTCGGAAGCATTTACTGATAAGCAAGATATGAAAAGGCTAGGTAGTTTTTGGAGTATTAAGGATGATGGTAGAATATTCTTTTTGAGAGATTATCCATATCATACTCAAAACTCTATCATTATTACATATGTTGCAGGTTCAAGTCGTGTGCCATCGGCTATACATAAAGCCACGACGATGTTAGTAGCGGCTGAATTATTAAGACATGATGACCAAACAATAATGATTGCTGAAACTGGTGGCAACATATCTACAAAAGAAAAATATGACATTTTAACTAAAGAGGCTATGGATATACTGAAAGGAAAGGGTGATTTGGTTTATCTCTTGGAGTGATTGAAATGAAAAAATCACTTAACTCCGTAACAAAATTTAAAAAATTTTTAGATATAGAAAAAGAAAGACAGGCCGCTATGGTAGAATTATCCATGATATTAGGAATTGATGTTTCTTTTTCCGAAGATGAAATTTTAAAAAATGCACAAGATAGTTTTGAAAAGCAAATACAAAGAGAAGTGATGGAGGCAATTAGTAAATGGATGAAGTAAGTTTGTTAATAGATTTAGTTTCATCCAATTGGAGTTCTTCTGTTACTACTTTGATTAGTGAAGGAAAGATAACTGCTGACCATGCAGGAACTCCTAACTTTGTTGATGTTAGAACATTAGATAAGAATAGAGGAGTTAGATATGATTTAACTGCTAAAGATGTAATTATATTCTTTGAAGACTCACAAAATTTAGAATACCCAACAGTTCATTTCGATGTACGGAACGAAACTTATTCATTTACAATGCACATGAGAACCATTCACGATGAAAGAGCAGGTACGGATGTTAGTTTTGGAAAAGATAGGCTAAAGGCTTTATACTTGATATCCCGTCATGCACTTGAGCGAGGTCGTAAGGGCTATACTGCAAGTGACGGTTCTAAGTTTAATCAAGTATTTGTAGGTTCAAGAAGTGAAAGCAACGATAGAGCAAAGAGGTTATTCGGATATAAATTAACAGTAGAAGCAAAGAGATTCGCATTAAGTATTCCCTAGTAAGTATGTAAGGAAAGGGGAGATAAAGCATGGCAATAAACACAGACATTTTTTTAGGAAGCGGAGCGAACTTGGCCTTAGTGCCGGAAACTGATTTAATATTTCAAATAGATGCAAGCGAAAGTAGTGATTTAACAAATCTACACGCTGTTTCAGGTTTTTTGAATAGTTATTCTTTTGTTGAAGATATTTATGTTGGGTGCGTTGTTGATTTTTTCAATGCTGATGTATCTCTTACCGTTCCTGCTTCAACTCACACAATTACAAGCAATGACAGCGACTCAATCACAATTAGCCCTAGTATCGCAAGCACAGTTACATTAGCAAGTGATGATAGTGATTTTGTAATAATTAGAAGTTATGGTGCGCCATGTGTAGGGCAAAAGAATGGAACTGTTAAAAGATTAAACGCTGATAACTGGCTAGGAATATTAGAAGCATCTACATTTCCTAATGTAGAAGCAGAAGTAAAACAAATGAACATTGGTTTGGGAACAACTAGAAACATGGAATACCAATACAAGGGTATGGAAACTGCTAGTGGTGGAAGTTTAGGATATATTTGTAATCACGGTGCATTTCTGTATTATGCTTTAGGTTCTTGTAGCCATGTTGAATGCACTACTACTGCTCCTAATCCTTCTAATCATCTTCTTGCCGGAACAGCAGGAGATGTATATATTGACAATGGAGATGCCGGTGGTGGAAATAATAAAACACAAACTCACTTAAGTCAAGGGCCAATTTTCTATAAGACAGGTTATGGTGCGACGGGAGTAAAGGGAGTAGCACTTACCCCACCTCTTCTTTATAATTTAGATTTGACCGCAAATGTAGAATTATTGACAAGAACAACAACTACTGCTACTGCTCTTACAAATGCTATTACTTACACCTTTGCAGAATCAAATGGAGAAGAGTTACCTTCATTTTCACTTGAACAAAGTCTAAGTAAACTTGAATCAAGTAGTACATTTATCACAGGAGATACTGGAATAGCAACAGAATCGCATAACTTTGTTAGAATTGCTAGAGGTAATAGAGTCAATACTCTAACATTAACTGCTAATGAAAATGAAGAGTTAAAAATGACTATGGATTTAAACAGTAGAACAGTTCACAAACTTAAGACTGATGAAAGTTATGAAGCGAGAGGTGGTGCGGGTGACGATAATAATAAATTATTCAACCTTAATGATACAACCGATGATGCTGAATTCTTAGAACCGTTTTTCTTTTCATCCGGTTCTTTCACAATTTTTGGTCAAGAGTTCCTAAAGATAACAAATTTATCTCTAACTATTAACAATAACATACAAGATAAAAGGTTCGTTGGAATTGGTAATAAACAAATAAAAGATGGTATTCCTGCAAACAGAAACTATGAATTGACATTTACTGCTTTAGTTACAGATAACAGACTATTTGAAGAAATATTTGACCAAGCAGAACAAACAGGAACTACTCTTACTGCTGACAATGGTTTGATTCAACTGCTCTTTACAAAAGGAAATACGGAGCAAATAAAATTACAATTCAAGAATTATATGCTAGGTTCGGCCAATGTTACTATACCCGATGATAAAAGTTCTGTTACTGTCGAAGCAACAGTAATGCCAAGAGATTTACACCTATGCGAAGTTACAACCCACTGGGTATTGCAGGGGTGATTAATTTGGATAAGTATGAAAAAAGAAAGTTAGCAGAAGAACGCCTAAAGAAAGAAAAGGCGGATGCTAAGAAAAAGGCTAGGGAGGCTAAAAAAGCAACTCCAAAAGCCGAGTAATTATAGATTCCACCAACACCGTTTGTTTGTTTGTTGGTTTTGAAGGTGGATAATATGACTGAAAAGAAAGTAATAAGTGATAAGAATGTGCTATTTGCACTAACCGAGCCTACGCTACACTATATCAAAGTAGCACCCGAAAGCGAAGAATATCTAAAAATTTGGATTAAAGAACCTACATGGCTTGAATCCGAAAAAGCGTTAAATGCTGTCATGAAGATAGACACAAGAACGCAAAACTTAGATTTAGATTTGAATGCCATGTATCGTTATATGATGGAGAATTTCATAACTAAAACTGAACCCTCACTCTCATCGGTTGATATGCTTAGATTAAGTCCGTTCATCGGAAATCAAATCAAAGCAATACTACCAAACCCAATGACAATGTTGCAGGAGGATGAAGAAAAAAAGGACTAATTAAAAAAGCACTAAAAGGAGGTAGTGCAAACCTCAAAACAGCGAGTTTAATTATGGTTTACTCGCTTTCTAGTGCTTTACATATTAGCCCACTAGAAGTTTACAAAATGCCAGTAAGTCTTGTAAAAGATTTATTAAGTGTTCATGGCGTGATAGAAACACTAAAAGCCGAAGAGTATGAAAAAATGAAAAATAGAAAGTGATTTAGATGGAAAACTTAGAAAGCACCGATAGAAAAATTGCCAAGATTGATGGCAGTTTAGGTTCTTTAGAAACTACTATCTTTAATACTACTGGCAAAGTTCAAGGCTTTGCTAAAGGATTTTTAGATGCGGCAAACTCATTAAATGGCGCAGGTAAGAAGTGGACTATTTTTAGTAGGATTGTTTCGGGAACTCCTTTATGGAGATTTCAAAACTATCTAAGAGCCGCACTATCTACTTTTTCGGAGTTCGGTGAATCGGCTAGAAAGGCACAAGAGGCTTTACAAGAGCAAAATAAAGTAGTTGTAGAGAATTTGAAAAATTATGATACACTAAAAGAAAATGTTGAAAACGCTAATATTGTTATTGACAAATTTGCTGAGGGTGCAGTATTAGATGAAGAACAAACTAAATTGTTAGAAGAACAAATAAAGGGATTAGATATTTATACCATAGCCTTGAAACAGACTGGTGATGAAACAAAGGCTTTGCTAAGAGCAAGAAGCATGCTCAATAAACAGGCTGAAGGTGCTAAAAAAGAGAATGAAGAAACTCTTAAAGTTTTAAGAAAGCAATATGCTTTTGATAAAGATAGAATAAAAATTGCTAAAGAAGAAGCGAAGATAAAGGCATTAGCGGAAGGTAAAAGCAAAAAAGAAGTAAAAGCCGCCATGAAAAAGGCAGGTAAAGAGGAAAAGAAACAACAGAAACAAGACCAAACGGATGTTTTAAAAGAAAGTAGAGGGGAATCAATTAAAAGCGCATTTGATATGACTTTTGATAGTAAACAATTCAAAGCCTTGCTAATGCCGCTAGCCCCTCTAGCGGGCATATTAAAAATAGCAAAAGATAGAAAACGATTGGCAACGAAAGCAAGTGATTTTACTAAATCCCTAGCCCCATTATTAAATCAAGCATTTAAATTCTTTTTATTTACTATGATGGCAGTAATAACTTTTCTATTGTTTGTTAAAGCCGCTTATGAAATATTCCAATTCTTACAAGAAATGGGTATTGTTGATGAAGTGAAAGCATTTGGTATGGAAGTGATAGCCTTAATAGGTAGTGTCTTCAAAGTTGTTGGGGCATTCATAGATGGTGATTATCAAAAAGCATTTGCGTTATTAGGGCCAATATTAGAAAAAGCAGTTGATTTAGGAATTAAAGGTGCTAAGTTATTAGTCAAGTTAGCATTTATGACATTGGTTGGTGGCTTTGATTTAATCATAAGATTCTTTGAGGCATTTATAGGAAATCCCTCTTTTAGAGAAAAAGTAATAGGTTATGGTTTAATAGTTTTAAAAATAGCACTAGGTGCATATATGCTCAAGACTGTAGCAATAGGATTGCTTACTCTAGCAGGAATGTATGCGTTGCCTATTCTTTTTGTAGTCGCTATGGCCGCTTTATTATACGCAGTTGCAGATAGATACAGTGAAGATTTGAAAAACAGTTTAATCTCTATAAAAGATAAATTAGTCGAAAGCATACAGAATTTGATACCCGCTATTGCTCAAGGAGTATTGGAGGCTGTTAAGTTTGCTATAAACTCAGCAAAGGGCTTTCTTTTCAAAGAGGTATTTGATGTGAGTATAGTGCGAACTGCTGGAAAATTCCTTGAAGATGTAGGAACAGGAACTCTCAATCTTTTAGAAAAAGGTGCAAAAACAGTAGAAGGCGCAATGGCAAATGGTGGAACAACCACTATAGCAGGTAATTATTTAGTTGGAGAAAGAGGTGCAGAAATAGTAGAGTTACCGGCAGGTGCTAAAGTTCACAACAATAGTGAAACTAACAGATTGCTTTCTACGCCTTCTAATACTGTAAACAATACTCACCACAATAACATTACAGTTAATGTAGAAGCAAAAGGTAACTCCGATGCAGAACTTAGAATGCTTGCAGATAAAATAGGCAAGTTAGTTGCAGGTAATATCAATAGAAGAGTGTCTTCATCTTCTAGTATAGTGAGGTGATTAAATGACTAATGTATATATTAAATTACAAAGCCACAGTGATAGTGATGGTCTAACTAAAAATATTATACCATTAAAAGTGAATAGTGTAGGTATTAGTGTTTCTAAACAAATACCCGCTTTACCTGTTCCATTGTCCGGTGTTACATTTGGTGAGTCTATAACTGCGGCATTAGATTTAGGAATGGCTAGTAAACAAATACAGATACAAGGTATAATTATGGACACAGCAATAACCAAGACCTTTGATGGTGTTGATACTACTGTTACTATGACAGCACATGAAATAGCGCAACTTATAGCGGCAGGAGTAGATGCTACGGGTTTTGCTGAAAACCAAGCATTCAATGAAATAGTCATACTAATGCCTTCTTTTATCAAAGACGATTATACCCAAAGAGCAGGAGTGGATGTAAATGATAGAAGCACAGGAACATTAGTTCCGTTTAACTTCTCATCTAGGGGAGCAAGAAATTCTTTAGACAATAAAGGAGTTCCCATACCCTTTTCTAGTTTTCCCGATAGTTCTAGTGATACAGGAATTACAGGGTTTATTAGAAGTTTTAGTTGTAATATAGAGGGAGATTCCTTTGAATTAAGTTTTAGTTTAGATTTTGAAGCGGCAACTATATTCCCATAGGTGATAATATGTATGATACACTTATCGGAAAACAGCGTGGCTTGGTATTCCCTGTAATGTGTAATGGCCATGTTAGGATAGATTATAGTGATAATGTTCCTAGCACTTCGGATAATCAAGCGTATGGTATATTTTCTCATGAGGGAAGTTTTACTTTTGAGGCCATACTTACTCCTTATGACATAAATGGTTTTGGGCAATATTCAGCAACAGCAAGACCTACTGTTACTGCTACAACAAAAGTGATGCCGAGTGCAATATTTAGTGATGCCGCTAGTGCCGACCCACAAAGTAATGAATATATGCCAATTGCTAATAGATTAGTCCATGAAATGAATCTTTTTTCTAGCACTAATTTAACAATATCTTTGGTTAATTCTACGCTACATAATGAAAATCAACCGGCTGAATATAAAATTAAAGTTACTATAAAAATAGCCGGAACTGATTATACCGTTACTACTGACAATACAGTAATCAATGCAACTTCGGGATTCGGTTGGTTTTATACGACTGATACATTAGAAGGATTTGATAGAAATGGAAGAATAACTCATGTTATTGGAGGGGTTACTGATGGGTCGAATAGCACTACAACAATTCCCGTTGCTTCTACTGCTAAATTTCACGAAAACCAAGAAGTATTCATAAGAGATGGATTTACATTTACATCTTTAGGAACTATTGCTTCAATTAACTCCGGTGTTAGTATAGTTCTAAACACTACTCCTTCTAGCAGTATAAGTAGTAGCACTAATATTTTTATTCCTGCGTTTAAAGACCCTTCATACATAAACAACAATTTCCATATTGCTTGTAGTTATAATGAAATTGGAAAAGAAGTAAAGATATTTTTAGACGGGCTATTAGTAAAGCGTCAAACTTTATCTACTTCCTCTACATTTTCTATGGCTCAAGAAGATTACTTTATTGGTGCTTCTAGTAACAATGGAACAGGAACAGAAAGTGCTATTGCTAATAAACAATTCATGGGGGAATTACATGAAATGTCTATGGTAAATACAACTAAAAAAAGATTCTCAATAAATAATCTTACACCTAACATTAACAGCACATTGTTCTATTTTAGATTCGAGGAGGTAGATGAATGACAGAAGTTTCTACTTTGGTTGCGCTAAGTAGGCCGACTACTACAGTAACTAAATCTACAACAACTGCTACATCGGGTAGCGAGACTTTGCCGATTAGCGATACTAGCGATATTTTAATTGGTATGAAAGTAAGTGGAACTAACATAGAAGATAATACAATAGTTACTGCTATTTCAACTAATACTAACATAACAATGAGTAGAGAAGCAAGTGGTAGTGGTGCTACCGGAACTCTTACATTTACTAGAACAGCATTCGATGTTCCAACAAACCCTCAACTTTGCGTTAGTGCGACTTCGCCTTCATCGAATGGTTCTACGGTAGATAATTTCGGGGTAGCAATAATAGAGGAAAACTCCGGCAGTATTAACTTGACAGCCGTTGGTAGAACAACATTAGGGAATTGTGATGTTACACAAAATAGCCCAACTGTAACCTTGTCTAGTGGAAATACTAACGGTTTGTATGTAGGGCAATCTGTTCAAGGTACAGGTTTTGCCACAGAAAATTTACCTCAAAATAAAGTTGCTAGAATAAAAATGATAAATTCTAGCACAGAATTTACATTGACAGAAAAAGCAACAACTAGTGCTACTGGTGCTACCTTTGTTTTAGGTATAGAGCATAGAAACTTAGAAGTTACAGAAGGAATTAGAATAAAATGTTTTGACGATACAACTCAAACAGGAGTGAGGCTAAACAGCATAGATTTAACAACAACTCATTTATTTGTAATGATTCATTCGGATGACGAGAATAAACACCACTTTGCTAAAGTATCGGAAATATTTACTGATGATATTAGCGGAGACGCATTTGAGTTTAGACCAAAGTTAGGAAATGAGATAGCAAAGAATGTTAAGTTTAAACTATATTCTACGCCCATACCAACAGATAAAACAATAGCGGCAATTGGTTTAGGAATTAAAAACTCTCTTTCTGCTTCTGTTTCAGTAGCGAGGCCACTGTTTTATTTTTTCAACGAAAACTTAGATAAGAAAAATGAACTTGACCATAATAAAAAATATAATATGTTATTTTCTGAACTAGACTTTGTTGCAGTATCGGCTACTAGTGATGCAATAAACACTAGAAGTTTTTTTACGACAACTCCCGATTTCGGAACAGATATTATAGATTATAGTAAATATACTCTAAAGACTAAATTAATTGATAACCTAAAAAACCAAGATAATCCTTCTACTCATACCAGTAATGAAGGAGAAACAATATTAACTTACACTCCATTTACAAGTGATGCTTGCTTTACTAACGCTAGAAGAGATGATAATGACACAATAACTGATACTGCAAGTCAAGATTATAATGGCCCATATAGATACTTGTCCTATTCACTATCAAAAGATAGAGCAAACATAGCGAATAATGTTATTGAACACATAATGTATGAATCTATGGGAGCAAAATCATCAATAGTTAAATTAAAAATGGCTGACCCATTTAGAATAATATCTAAAAAAATAGGGGATGAAGAACCGATTAGAATGAGACACCGACTGTTTACCGGAGACTTTAATGAGTTCAAATCAATAGGTGCTGTAATAACTTCTAACACTAGCGGCAATACTTATGCAACAACAACAGACCACGATTTAGGTAGTTATTTGAATGTTGGTGATGAAGTTAGAGTTGGTACAAGAATAGTTATTGTTGAAAGCATAGCATCTATTAGTGGTAAAACTCAAAGTATTACATTTAGAACTCACAGTAGATTAGAAACCGAATCAATATTTACTACTGGTTCTTACACATTAGCAAATGATAGCGTACTTGAAAGGAGAGCATATAATAAAAAAGATAAAACTTTATTTACAGATTTTCCATTAGTCTCTAATAGAACCGATACTTTATTTGTTAAACTGGTTTCTAATTCTCTTAGTGAGTTATATGCAAGTGTTAGTGCAATAGATATGAATAAAAAATTAATTACATTATCTTTTTCAAATAAAGGATATTTTGACTCCGATGGTAGTGTAAGCACTGAACCTGCATATCATTCTCAAGGCACTATGTTAGATTATATGTTTGGAAAATATATGATATATTCTCAAAAAATGAATGGGGAGATAGAAAGAATAGATATTTACAAAGAAAACTCCATGACTTTTATTGACTTAGAAGCAAGAAGTAATGTTAGAAAATTAATTTCTCCTATTATATCTAAGAACACTTTATTTTCTCAAGATATTATTTATTCAACTCAAAGTCCATACAATAAGTTAGAAAGTGTTAGTGCTAACTTTACTTGCAGTTTTGCTAATAAAACATTAACTTCATCGGGCAGTATAACATTAACAGCAGGAACTAAAGTTCACCTAAAACACTCTTCGGGAATGATGAGTTATATTGGTGAGATTGCCACAACTGCTACAGGAACTAGTTTTACTTTAGTAGATAACGCAAGAGCAGAAGGAACGACACTGGCAGGATATAAAGAAAGCAATAAGAACTACTTACTAAACAAAGCATTGGCTACAAATACATTGGTAGATTCAACAACTAGTTTAAGTGGTGCTTCTAACAAAGGTTTGTTCTTTAACTCCGGTGTTAAGATTACTTCTACAGGAGAAGAAGGAGATAACTTAGTTGGTAGTAGTGGAAGCACACATGAAAATGCAGTTGGATATGAAATAAGTGATGTTCAAAATATGTTAAGTGATGCACACTTTCAATCTCGCTTACATAACGATGTTGTCTTAACAGGAACTACTACTTCGGGAGATGCAACAATAACAGCCTTATTATCAACTACTAATTTGTTTGCAGGAATGGAAGTTTCGGGAACTAATATACCAACAGGAACAACAGTCAGTAGCATCACGAATAGTAACACTTTAGAGTTGAGCGCAAACGCAACAGGAAGTGCAACCGGAGTAAGTTTAACTTTTTCTAATAAAGCAACTTTTGATACCGTGAACACCCTAATAGATTTTGAAATAGTAGAAACTAAATCAGCCGGAGAAAATGCAGGAACGCTTGTAACTATTGCACCCTATAATCCTTTAACATTGGGTAGAGTGGACATAAACTACGCTAATACTCAAGATACAACTTTTTCAAAAACTAACTTAGGTAAAACCACACATGCTTTCACCATAGCAAAAAGTTTCATTGAGGTAGATAGTGATTATGCGCTATCAGCATATAATCATATTAGAAACAAAAGAAATCTTCATGATAAGCCCGTTTATGTTAATGGAAAGTTTTTAGCAAATATTATTTCAGTTGAAAAAAATATAGAATTAGAAATATCAGCAACTACGGCAGGTAGCACTCAACTAACAACAACGACGACTTATTTATCAAATGGCATGGAAATAGGAAATGGAAGCCATACTCACATACCAAACGGAACTACTGTTTCTTCTATTGAGTCTAGCACTAGTTTAACTATGAGTGCTAGCGCAACTGGCTCATCTACCGATACCACTACTAGATTCTCATTACCTTCAACACAATGTAGAATATATTTAGATAGAGAAGTTGGTTATGTTACTAAGATAGGTGATATGGGAATAGGTAGTAAAGTAATAACTAACTTAAATTCAACAAAAGAATTATTTGTAGGTATGACAACTTATCACTCTAATTTTACAGCAGGAACTACTATCGTTTCAATAGATAGTGATACTCAAGTAACCATGAGTTCTGCTTCGCTTAACAGCACAATAAATCTTGCTCAAACAATAAATTTTGCATTTTTGGCCAATACAGTAATAGATATTTTAGAAGGACACCACAACCAAGATTCTACAAGAGAAACTACCAAACTGACTCATAATTTGAATTTATTAAATGGTGGACACTTACATGGTGGTAAAAATATATCTTTAATTCATCCTGTATTACAATCATCAAATGCGTATAATATCACTAGTGTTTTAAATTACAGAATGTTAGGAGAACAACCATTTCACGAAGTTGGTAGTAATAAGGCTAGAAACTTTGTTACAGGTGACACTAAGTTAGACGAAATGGGAACATATCAATCTAATTTTGGTGCTTCTAATTATAGAATGACAAATTTAGAAAAAGGAAATTACAGCCAATCTAAACATTTATTTTTTAATACAGAAGATATTAGGTTTTATGAAGAGGTGGCTAGTAAAATAAAATATTATGCTAGCGGATATAGGTATAATGCGGGATATTATACAGATGGTTTCTTACAAAATAACATTATAGGAACTGATATTTGTGGTATGAACATTATAGGTCAAGGAGAAATAGATACCTTTAGTGGTAGTGCTTATGTAGAAGCAACAAAAATAGGAACTGTAATTACCACAAATACTCACAACCCAAGTGTATTTAGGCTAGGTCAAAAAATTGTTGCGGCAGGTATTCCCGATGATACCTTTGTTGGTAATGTGATAAATATAGGAACAACTGCAACTACGGCTAGAGAACTTAGACTTACTGATTTAGATGGAACTGCTGTAAACGCTACGGCTAACGCAACTAACATTACTGCAAAGTTTTTCGATTATGATAATAAAAGATTGATTGAATCAAGAGGCTTTCTACCTAGTATTGGAGATAAATTTTACAGCCCTAATACTTTAGAAACTAAAAGCGCAGACCCATACAAAAAAGAAAGTTATCAAGAAGGAGGCATGCCTTCTATTATGTTTACTCCATTTCCTTCAGTTAAAATGTTTGACGGCAATGGAATTGGCACAGAAGCCAAGTTAAGAGCCGCACATCAATTTAAAGATAAATTTGAACAAATAGACCCTAAAATTGCTAGAATGTTTTTGTTTAGCAATAGTGATTTATTGCCCTATTCTTCTACTAGAAAGGATAGTTTGTTAAATGTAACTAAAGATAGAGATATAACAAATTATTCACTACTAACACTAAGAGAATTAACAACAAGACAGCATTCGGACATTAAAGAAGCAGTAAAAGGAACGACGCAAACAATAAGTTCGTTTGACGACTCTTATATAAGCCACGATATAGTCTCGGTAAATGATGATAAAAAGATAAATCAGTTAAGAAGATTTAGCATAATGAGACTAACAGAAATCGTGGTTGATTGTTTTTACAATCAATTTGACCCCGAAAATGTGCCAAGAAATGATAAAAACATAGGAACAATAGCGTTCTATCCTCGATATGTTTTTTCAAATATAACTAATTCGGGTGCTGATAATATAGCAATAGGTTCTGTAAGCGGCACAACAATTAATACCGTTAGAGCAGATACAGGTGCGGCTACTTCCGCTAATAATCTAGTACAGAATGACATACTTGTTGATAGAGCAGGTAGATTTATTGGAGTAGTAGATAGCGTAGGAACAAACACAATAACTACATTTTTACCCGCAAGAAAAACAGACTTAGCCACCAATTCTAGTGCTGACCACTATTCTCCTAGATTAAATCAAAGAGATGGTAGTTCTCCCGATGGTTCTTATATGGAATTGTTTAAGATAGATTTTGAAACTCAACAGGCTTCTAGTTCTAGCAATACAGGAGTTGCTACAATAAGGGGGTATAATAGTGAAAATGATTTTATTGAATCGGATGGTAATATAAATTTATTACAGGGGGCAATAATGCGTGGCTTGGCTGATGATGCAACTGGCTTCCCAAGCAACTATGTTTCTACAACTACGAATAGGGGCAATGCTGATAGCGGTTATGGGGGCAACAGTTCAACTTACACGGACACTACCTTTGCCACAAGAAAAGGGGTCAATGCAATAGCGGGTTCTGTAACAAGTTTAACAGAAGATTGTAGTATGTTTTTGCCATTTGCTTTATCCGATTCAACCACAGGGCATGATGCTTATTATTCATTTTTAGCAGGAACGATAAAGGGTTCAATGTCAAGTGCCGATAGTAATTTTTTGACATCTCAAATTTTTCCAATTCTAGGAAAACATTGCTATCAAGGTGATGATGTTACGAACTCACAACGAGGATTTACCGGAGCAGATTTATTCTCTACTTACAGCAACTTTCAAGATTCAGTAAATAAAAACTCTCACAGAATGATGCAGAACCACATACCTGTTATATTTGATAGATATAATATAACGGGAGGAAGTGGTGCGAAGGCAGATATTGGTATGGCTATGCCTAAGATACATAATACTAGAGGAGTAAATGTAGACGGCTCAAACGATAAAGAAATAAGATTTGGGCTAGTAAACGCTACAATAAATAAGACTAGTTTCAATAAAGAACCGGCAGGTTTCGCAACCAAAGTTGTTAGTACAGATTCTACAATAGGTTCTAATGCTCCAACTTATGAAAATGATGCTGATGGTGTTTTTGTTGGATTTAAACCAACCTTGAAGATAGATGTTGGATATACAATAAGTGCTACATTTAATACAACTTCTTCTACACATGGTAGATTTATTGCTGATAATGATGATATAGCGGAACACTATTCTTTAGGGTCTACTTCTGACATATGTTCTTTTTATGTTGATAGCGAGAAAGTTCCTAAATTTACTAGAGGCTACGAAAGAATCTCCGGCTCTCCCGATGAATATAAGATGACAGCGAATGCTACAAGTACAGGGCAAGATACTTCTGTTAGAATAAGCAGGTGTAGAGTTGGTGCTGATACCGCTACTAATGGAACAACAGTTACAACCTTAGCCTTTACTGACTACATGGTCATACAGGCCGAAACACAACGGGATGAGTTTGATGGTAGATTCAATACAGACAATATGCATTGGTTAAGTTTCGTTGATTTAACAGGTTGTTATTTAGTATCGGAGGATGTTAAAACATTTAATCCTCTTGATGATACAGTTGAAGATTATTCAACAGCAGGAACTAAAGGAATAGGTGGCTCACATGGAGTCGGTAGTGGAGAGAACGGGGAAAGGCATTCGATTAACAACGGAACACCAAATCATATTTTATATGTAATTTCTCATGAGATAGATACCACAAGACCGGATAGAACGCACATACTAACGGTTAGTGGTGATTTCCCTAGTGCGGCCTCTAGCGCAACACATTTTTCACGATTTAAAAACTTTAGAATAATGCAACCTAATCATACTTGTTTTTATAACTTCAGCCCAAAGAAAATAACATTAAATCAACTGTCTTCTAAATATACTAAAAAACCAAAAGAAGATAATATGTATGATAATATTAACAATTATCTATACAAAGATAGACTCGGTAATAGGGAAGACGAAGGAAATAATGAAGCAGTATTATCTATGTATGTTGTGGTAGACCCCGATGGGCAAAGCACAGATGGTAATTTGGTTGTTGAAGACCCACTTAACCTAAGAGGAAATGTTTTCCGTAGTGGTAAAATAAAAATGAATATTAGTGACGGAGACAATAATAATTTTACAAACTTAAACTTTATTGATGATGGGAATGAAATTGGTTTTCATATAGAATTAGAAGAACAAAAAGAAATGCTAGGTGTAGTTTCTGTTTCGGAAACTATGGAAATTTTAGTTAATGGAGAAACCACAAACTTTGGTAAAAGAGCAATGATAGGTTCTGCCGTTTCTGTTTGTCAAGATGCTGATAAATTAATTAATGAAATATTAGAAGAAAATGATGTCGAGTTTAATTTAACTGAATCAAGTTATCCTTACTTCGTTGCTCCTAATTATAGAGGAATAGATTTATTTTCTGCAATACAATTTTTATTAGCCAAAAAAGAAAAAACATTATTAGAAGAAAATAATATATTTACAATAAAAGAAAGCAAAGATGCTTCCTTATTCCCTAATATTTTCTTCACCACATCTAATCAAAATACTGAAATATTATCTTACAGTAGAGAAAGTAATAAATTCGATAACTTTAATGAAATTGTTATTTTTGGCAAAAGACATAAAGCCTCAAGAAAAAATCCTAAAAATATTAAAAAGAAAGGAAGAAAGACTTTACAACTTTTTGAAAATGAGTTAGTGACTCAAGAAGATGTAGATAAAAGAGCAAGTGAATTGCTTAAATTACATAGTGATGAAAGTTATGGGCTTAAACTTACAGTAGGGCATAAAGGGCTTTCTCAAACTAAAGTCGGGGATGTAGTTACAGTAGAGATAGAAGAAGAAGATATACCTAGAAGTGAATTTATTATAACAGAAATGCAACATAACTTACAAGGAACTTTGGACTTAGAATTAGGAAGTTATACTAAAGGGTTAGAAGATAGATTTGCAGAATTAGCAATTGCTAATCAAAATATAAATAATAAAGTTAGGGAGGATTCATTTAATAATAATGAAATCAGTTTCGACCTCTTAGAAAATATAAATGTGAAACCAATCAAATTAAAAGTTAGAAAGAAGGAAACTCCGGCAGGGGCATTTACACTAGGAACTAACTCGACAGATTCGGAAACGCTAAATACGAATAGCAATGCATTGAACATAGGAGTGACTACATTCACAACGCTATTGGAGGAAGAATTTTGATAACTGAAAAATTACAGAATTTATTGGCTACTCATTTAGTCAGCCTAGTAAATAATGGTAAAGTTGGTCTAGGTGGAAACTCTACCTTTTCTTCTCAAACAGATTTAGATGTTCCTCTTGTAGCAACTGCTACTGCTACGGCAACCCAATCCGATGCTAATGTTGTTCAAATAAAATTAACAGTTAGTGGAGCAACTGCGGCTATGACAGGACAAACACTTAGAGAAGTTGGAGTTTTTGATTCGAGTTCTAATATGTTATTTAGAGAAAACTTCGATGGAATTGGGCCATTTTCTTCAAATGAAACAGTAGAATTTTTTATATTTTTAGAGGTAGAGTAAAATGGCAAGTGAAGAAAACCCGCATTATTTTGCGACGAATACGAAAGATGATACAAACATAGACCAAATAACTGATGCAGTAGATTTCCCACATACGGGATTAATCAAAGCGTTAAGTTTAGGCATGAAAGGAAACTATGCTGTAAAGGGGTCGGCAACTGATTTTGATATTACACAGGCTAGCAGTAGCAATGTATTACAAGTTGCCGAAGGTAAGATTTATCGTGACGGTGCTTTTCATCCTGTGAGTGCGGCAAATTTCACTTCTAGTAGTTTTCAAGCAACTGCCAATACACACCATTTATTAGTCGCTAACAGTTCTAATGTATTACAAATAAGAAAGCATGGTAGTTCTACTCAAAATAAAATACCTCCTTACGATGAGGGAGATACCATAATTGCTGTTGTTACATACACAAGTGATGGATTTAACGATATGACAATTCAATACCTAACAACAGGTAAAGTTGCTAATAATGTAAGTATTGGCTATGATAATTCGGGCTATGACCAAACAATGTCTATTACAGGGGGTAGCGGAAAGACAACACTTTTATCCGAAGAAAATCAAGTTGTAGTAAAACTTAATGGCACTAGTTCTTCTAACACTTTTCAAGTTACAGATAGTGCAGACCAACTACAATTTGCTGTAAATGGGGATGGAACAGCAACAATAGCGGGTGCTACAACTTTAAGTTCAATAGCGGCTTGTGGTAGTGATACTGATAAATTCTTAGTTAGTGATAGTGGTGTTATTAAATTTAGAACTGGGGCAGAAGTAAGAAGTGATATAGGTGCGGGAACAAGTAGTGTAGCCGCATTAAACGATTTATCGGATGTTTCATATTCAAGTGGAGATTTAACCATAACTAGTTTAGATAAAATTGTTTATGCTAATGGTGGAAATGCAGAATTAAGTGTAACTGCTTCGGGTTCGGGAACTGTTGGAAGAGACTTAACTATATCAGCAGGTTCAACAACTGCCGCTTCCGGTAATACTGATGGTGGAGATTTAATCCTTAAATCGGGATTAGCAGATGGAACTGGCTCGTCTTTCATTCTTCTACTGCTACTAGCGATGATGCAGTAGCAGAAAGAATGAGGATTCATACTGATGGTAATGTTAGTATAGGAACTGCAAGCCCCGATGCTAACGCTAAATTAACAGTAGAGGGTGCAATATCTTTAGATGAAATATCAGCCCCTAGTAATACTGCTGATAGAGGGCAATTATATACTAATGCTGATAATCATTTACATTTTATTAATGGTGCAGGAACAGATGTAAAAGTTACAGAAGAAGTTTTTATCGTTGCTTTATCGGATGAAACTACTGATTTAACTACGGGAACTGGTAAAGCAAGTTTTCATATGCCATTTGCTATGACTTTAACAGGAGTAAAAGCAAACTGCACAACTGCTCCGGTAGGTGCTACTATTATTGTAGACATTAATGAAGCAGGTTCTACAATATTAAGCACTAAATTATCTATTGATGCAAGCGAACTCACTTCTTCTACTGCCGCTAGTGCCGCAGTAATGAGTGATACTGCCTTAGCCGATGATGCTTTGATTACTTTTGATATAGACCAAGTAGGTTCTTCAACTGCTGGTAAAGGATTAAAAGTTACGCTATATGGTTATAGGGCGTGATATTATTCCTGTTCATATTATTAATACTTATACACAATTTCCCGCTACTACTGGTGGTGGTGCAGGTACTAAATTTATACAAATGTCTACTGCTCCAGTGTCTAGTGGGGCTATGCCCGCAGGAAGCAGTAGTCAAGCATTAGAATTTAAATGGGGCGTAGGCGGTAGTTCAACTAGTATAGGTGCGTTTGCTGAATTTGATGGTATATTTGATGATGGTTCGGGAGATGGAATTTTAAATGATTTAAGCGAAGAAATAGAAACATATTTAGAATTAGCAGAATTAGAAGAACACGATTTTGGTTATAGTGAAATAGAAAGTGGTGGAGTGACAAGAACTAGAGTGCATGTTCCAGTTAGTAGACAAGAATTTATATTGAATGGCGGTGCTGTTTTTCACTTACATATCGGGTCGTATTTGAGAGGTTGGGATGATGCTAGTACAGCAAATAATAGCGGTGTTTCTGCATTAACTTGGACTGTTGGTAGTGGTGCTTTAATTAGTTCAACAATAACCAATGGCAGTTTGTCTCTAATAAATAGTGACGCTACTAGAGACAATACTCAAGATAATAGATTTGCTACTAATAGTTTAGGTATATATCATAGTAGTCCGCTTACTACTGGTCTTTATAAACTTATATATACCTGCGGTGGTGGTAGAGGTAGTCTTACATATCCTGCTGTTGGAGATAAATTTATTTTAAGAATTAAAGCCGATGGTAGCGTTGGTGGTACTGCTGTCAGCCAAAGAATAATTGACCTTGAGATAAAGTGGATTTAATATGAGTAGATTACAAGTTAATATTCCTGCCGGAGTTTCCGGTGATTTTGAAGTAGCGCACTATACTAATAATACAAATGATAATCAATGGCAAATATATTTACAAATAAAAAATGAAAGCCATTCAAATTATTGTGTATTATTAAAAAATGGCTGTCCTATGCCAATTATGCAAGACTCCGAAGGAGAGTATAGAGAACACCAATGGTTGTGGGATAATGCAACAGGGGATGTATTTATTGGAGGATTAGGAATAGGTATGGTAAATGAATTTTTAATTAACGCTCCTAATATTAATTCTGTGACAATTATTGAGAACTCGCAAGATGTAATAGATTTAGTTTGGCCTCATTGTGCTAAGGACAGTAGATTTACATTAATCCAAGCAGACATAGAAACATGGACTCCCCCTGCCAATTCACAATGGGATATTATGTGGTTTGATACTTGGTGTAGTGATAATTCCCTATCTTGTGAAGAATATGAAACTGCTATGAGAACTAAATATTCTAGTTATTGTAGCGATATTGGTTTTTGGGGAAGTCTGCCTCCACCTAATTGATAAAATGTTTTTACTTTTCTTATTCTTGCTTAGTTTCACTATTGGCTATTTAACCGTTAGTGCATTATTTGTTGAAGATAAACCATTAGGCTTTATTATTTTAAATTCAAACGACGAATAACTTTCGCCTATTCAGAAAATTTTCTTGCTTTTTAGAAAACTTTTGAAAAAAATTTGAAAAAAAAAATTTAGAAGGAGAGTAGCCTAAACTACTCTCCCTCTATTTTTGTGTCTACCGACCATATACCTTTACATGAACGACATTCCCAAAGTTTTACTTGTTCGCTAGAACCAACATAGAATCCTAAAATTCTCTTTGCTAATGTCTTATCTTCACAATAAGGGCATTTCTGTTTCAAACTCATTTCTTCTCTTCCGTTTGACCCATTAGCCTCTTGATGTAATCATCAACACTTTGTTCTGTTATGTTCGTGCCACCAAAAGCGGCAAAAAACAATAGCGTCAATATTATCAAGAAGATAAACAAGCCAAACCATTCTGCTGTACTCATTACCAATCTACCTCCAAATCTACAAATTCTTCTTTCTCTATCGAGAAGGCTTTCACAATCCCGTGTTCTTTTCCATACTGCCAAAGGTCATAAACTAATTGGGTGTCTTTCATACAGTATTCTACTACCTCATCGTATTGACCCATCTTCCATAACTTAGGAGCGTCGGCACTATCCATAAGTTTGAAATCATCCATAGTGCATTTTACAAGATTCTTAAGTTGGAATCTTTCACCATGTTCTTTTAGTAATACCTTACTAGTGTCAATATAGTTTTTATCATTTAGATATTTATGAATACAATATATATCCATAGAGTCTCTAAGTATAGGTAAGTCAAATACTGCTATGTTGTGACCCAACACTTTACCGCCTTTAGACAAGTGATTATCTAAATCATACTTTAGTTCACTTAAACCTTTAACAACATGGCCGGACTTAGCAAATGAATCTACAGGTTCATCTACATAGACTGTTCCTGTATTCCCATCCCAAGTAGCAACAGTAGAGACTTGAAACATATGGGTATTGCCGAAGCCGCCTATTTCATGCGACATATTTTTTGTTTCAATGTCTAATGCTAATACTGTCAAGATTAGAAGCCCCCTATATCCTTATTTCTATGGATGGTTTTTTTTCTCTACCAACCTTTCTGCCCGAACTCGTAGAAGTTGTTTGACCTTTTTTCCTCTTTCCTTTTCTTCTTCTAGGCTCTAGGAAGTCTTTGTTTGTTATTCCAGCAAGTTTAATTTTATCATTTAAAGTCTCCAATGCCAACTTAGTAGCGGGAGTAATAGTGCTACCAAAAGCACTAGCGATTTTATTTTTAGTTTTAGCATCATAAGGTAAACTATCAGTCGAAAATCTACTCTTGCCGCCACTATATTCTTGCATAAATTTTGGATTATTTTTTAGTTGTTGCGATATTGAAAGAAGTGCGTCGCCCCTGCCTTGTTGATTAAGGGTTCTACCAAACACATTCGACGATAAAACATCATTAATTTGTTTTGCCCCTGCACTTTTTACATTAGCAGTTTTGCTATCAATTTCTTTCACCTTTCTAGCAGTTTGTATATCTGTGTCTCGTTGCATGGCTTGTCCGGTTCTACTTAACACATTTTTAACCCCTTGAGATAACTTTCCTCCTGCACTTAAAACCCTACTTGTTAAATTAGGCTTAGACTGTGCTTGAGGGGTTGCCCCTGTATTAACTGCTTCAACAACAAGTTTACGGTATGCGTCGTTTTTAGGAATTTCAGGGTTTTCTAACCTAACCTTTTTTTCAGCATCTCTAAATTTCTTTTGTTGTTCTTCATCCAGTAAAGAATAATCGGTGTTTCCGCTACCAAGAAAGGTTGTATAAAAGTTCTTTTCATTTTCTTCTTTATTTTCTTCTTGATTTTCTTCTTGCAGATTACCCGAAACAAAGCCATATGGGTCATCAATTGTTTGTTGTTTGACTATATGCCACCAAGTAAAATAATTATTAGTAATATTGGTATTGTCATTTTGGACTACCGAATCGTGTATCATCTTAATCACTTGACCATAACTTACTAATCTTTTCACTTTCTTCATCTACTGTTGGTTCATCTGCGCCAATTCTTCTTTTCAAGAAAGCCACAATATTAGTTCCTGCTATACTTAGCATAGAACAACATTCCCAACCTTCATCACCGTAAGTATCTAATGTTTCTATTATTACTTTTGGCCCTTTTGTCACATCAAACACAACATATGTATTTTCGTATTTCATTTCTTTTCCTCCTTTAATTTCAAGTAAACGGTTCTTCCTGTTTTTCTTTTGTTGAATTTATCTTCTTCATAATCTGCAAACATTCTATATCTAGTGGAATAGGTAACTCCTGCTTCTTCTAGTTTCTTCATTAAGTCATTTTTAGCAAAGAATCCGTCTTCGTCTTTCTTTACTTCTTTGACCGCTTTAAAGAATACTGAATCCTTTTCCGTGACCTTTTTCCTCCTAGTGCGCTTTAGGCTTTGCTCTAACCATGCTACCAATGTTTTATAACATTGTTGCACGATAACACCTGCCGCTTCAACATTCTTGCTCGTAACCCTAAACCTTTTAGATTTATCCTTAATACTAAGGGCTTCAGCAACAGAACACAATACAGCCATTTTAATTAGTATCTTGAGCAATCTAGTTTGAAAAGTAGATACAATCTTTCTAACTTCGGGGTGCGTATCACTAATGAATTTACGCATGACTTCATATTCATAATACAGTCTGTCGTTAAAATCCGGTGTGTAAACCATAGTGTCTAAAGTGTTTTTATCAACTTCGTGGAATCTATCTCTAACTGCTTGATAGACTTTAAACAGTCTTTCTGCATGAATATCAACTGGTTGTTTAGCATCATCAATTTTACCTGCTTGGCGTATTTGTTCTTTTCTCATTTGGTGTAAAGTGTGTTCGGGAACATCCCAAATAAATAGAATCATTCTTTGTAATACACCTTTATTGGCAATAACCTTTGCTAATTTTTCCGGTGGATATGTCAAGGCCAATATTGACCTTTCACAATAACAATTCATCATATCTCCTTGTTTTAGTTTCTTTTTAATTACCCAAGAAGAACCTGCTAGTGTATTCATTAAGGTATTTAGATAGACGATGGCTTGTTCTTTGTTTTGGCTTTGTTTAAACACACCGGAATATTCAAACTCATCCCAATGTGCTAATCCACTACCTTCTAACAAACCTGCTTGTCTTACCATGCTTAGTTCTTTCTTCATTCTTTGATGACCGTTTTCATCTTGTACCGGATTACCTTCATTATCTAATACAGGCTTTTCTACTAGTTTCTCTTCAAAGCCACCAACAAGTGCCGCATCAGTATATTCTGTTGCTGACATAATATCAAATTTCTTTTTAGAAAGATATTCTCCTTCTTCACCACTAACTTCTTCTCCTTCGGAGTTTATGTATTTGTTATTTACATGAAGCCCGCTTTCGTTTATCATAGTAAACAATTTCTCGGAAACTGGCTCTACGAAATTCCATAGAGTTGATTTACCCGAACCGGAAGTTTGTATTTGGCAAAAATGCACCCTACTATCTTCTGTGCTTCTACCGTTTGGTATTTGTATAAAGTCTTTACAAATCTGTCCTAATATTACAAAGCAACTTAGTGCCGCAGGTATATCATTCTTAAAAGAAACTGCGATAGCATCTTTTTGAAATTCAGCAACTAGTCTAGGTAATTCGCTAGTCATGTTTACTGACGCTTCTTCTATTATCTCCGCATATTGTCTTTGCTGTTCTGTCTCATAATTATCATTATCTTCATTCATATTTTCACCTTTTCTTCGGAATGCAATACATTCAAGATTCTTCGGGCTAGGGTTTTTCCTATGCCATCCATTTCTTGAAGTTCTTTTTCTGTCTGTTCGCCTATTTCCATAATCGAACCATATTGCTTTATCAGCGCATTCGCTTTGTCTACTGATAAGCCCTTTATAGTTATGAGGGTATCTATCCTCAAATCATCTGTTGATATTCTTTTGAATATCTCCGGTTTGATAACTTCTCGCTTGATGGGTTTCATCTTGCATATAGAAGCAATTATCAAAGCGGCTTCTTGTTCACTAGATACCCAAAACGCTTTTGCATCAGTATCTAATGTTATTCTACCAATAGCCCCAAGAAACTTACTTCTAAGTTTATTAGACCAATTGGCGTGTTGTGCGTTAGTAAATGTTTTGTCTGTCTTAATGTATTTTTTATATTGGTTTACACCTTCATCTATACTGCCATAAATAATAACAACATTAGTTTGATAGTGCCTATCCATGTTATCTAATTGAGTCCACATTCTTTTGCTCATTACTGAACTAAGAAAATCATGTGCTGATTTAGCCTCAAAGCATACATCATCGTAAACATAATCACCTATCTCTATCCACTTCTTTTCATAAGGCACTTTCATCTTTAGTGCTTCACTCTCTACTAGTTCTACTAATTTAGAACCTTTCTTTTCTCTACTATCTATTACTAACATTAGACTTCCTCCTTAAACAATACAGTTAATCTTCTATCTTTTTTCAAAACATTTCCTTCAAATATAATAGTTTCATAAGACCGCACTATTTTCTTTTTCCAACCTAACGGTAGACATCTGCCAATTACAGGTCTTAGTCTTGATTCCATGTCTTTTAATCTAGCAATATTATTACTTTTACTAACATTCCCTAAATATTGACCTCTAATATAAGAATAATATTCGGGGGTTATGTCTTCAACTAAATCAATTAGTTTTACTTCCTGCTTATCTTCTAAATATATGGAAATAAGTTCTCTTATTTTATCAAATTTTAATCTAGCCACACTTACCATTATGCTCCCTCCGCATGTTCGGGGTATCTCCAACACTTACCAACACAATACCCATTAGGTATCAATACAGTCTTACAATGAGGACTACTATAATTACCAAAGACGGTAAACTTAGCATGTTTTCTAGTTTCTCTTTCATCCCAATCTAACCATATTTCTTCGTTTGTTTCAACTAAAGTCCTTATTTCATTTATGATAGCATCAAGTATTTTTTGTTTGTCGGCATCACTTTCTACATCAGCACAACCGGATAGCAAATCCCTATACCATGAAACTAGATATGCTCTAGCCATATGAGAAGGATTCTCGGTCATGATAGCATTATGTAAACATGGTAACATTGGCAAAGTTCCTGTTGTTTTAGGAACAGAAATCTCACCACTTACTGCTTGCATAGGTGGTGCTTCGGGAAACACTACTTTTACATTCCCGCTTTTTCTAAACGGTATGCTTCTAGGTTTCTTGGCTAACTCAAGTATCTCATTAATTGGTTTGTCTAAATCAGTTTGAAGTAAAGGTATGCAAAAGTATGGATTACCATTCTCATCCCTAGAACTCATGTTTACTGTATTAGGTATTCTTCTAAGTCTAGTTGCTTGTCCAACCCTATCATCAAGGGTTATATCACTACCGACTCTATTTACTAAGTATGTTTTAATCTCTCTAAAGAAAACCTGTATGTTTCTAATTGTGTCCGTAACCTCACCAAAGACAAACAAGTGAAAGCCTCTACCGGAAAAGAAAAGAGTATATTGATAATCATTCTCAATAACATAAGTCATAACAACATTGACATCTCTCCATGCTTTTTCGATACTTTCACCATGAGCATCGAAGTCAAGAAAGATTCTATCGAGTATAACTGATGAATCTATCTTGGCTTTTTCTGCAAATTCAGCAAAATCATAAACACTAGTGTAAACATTAGTCCTATTATTTTGAGCCTTTACATAACTCAAGTATTCTTCTTTACTTCTTACTATTCTTCTTGGTAGTGGAGGAGCGTTCTTCATTTGACTCCCCGACCACACTTCTCTCGGAAACTTCATTTTTATTACCACCAAAATTAACTGTTGCGTTATTTAACATATTTCTCATTGTATCTGCTACTTCTGCTCTCAAAGAAGTCAAGATTGTTTGCTTTATTACATCTTCAAAGACTTCACCGACATAAGTTTCTTTGATTCTAATTTCTCTAATTAAATCAAATCTTTCTATTAGTTTAATTTCTTCATAAATATCAATAGCGAGATTATCTATTGTTTCTTTTAGATTAGATATTTCATTAAATGTCCAATCTTTCGCTAATACTTTTCGTTTTATTATTTCAGAAATATAATCTACTGTTTTCATATCTTCACCTTCTTAAAAACTATAATGTAAGGAGCGTAATTTTTGTTAAGTAGAATAGTATGCTCGCACTCCTTACCTTC